CGCTGTATTCTCTATCATCATTTCCAAAACCTATTAATTGCAGAAAAATTCCGTTTTCGTTCGATGATAATAAAATATCCCCCTCATAAATTTCTTTGCCATTTTTATCTTTTACTCCTGTATATTGCATTAAGTCTTGCATTCTGAAAAGGCGAAATGTTCCATTCTCCTTAACTGATATTTCTTTATTTTCCAAGTGCAACGATGAAACTTTCATCATTTTTTCGTTTTCTTTATCCCAAGCTCTAAATTTTATTTCTCTCATTTTAATCCTCCTAATTTTTTGTTACAAAAAGTACCCTCAATTAATCCTTGCTTTTTTTAAAACGGATCTCCGCTATCATCATTTTCTTCAACAATTTCAGCGTCATCAATATCGCTTTTATCATAAGTTTCATTTTCATCTACTTGAATCGGTGTGTTGTCTAATTCGCTTTCATTCACACCCATTTCTTCTGCTTCATACATTCCGCTTAATTCTTCAATAAACGCTTCACGTAATGCTTGCACAATAGCTACTTTTGTTATCATTGTAACTGGGCGATTTTCCCAGTTTGTGTTAGGTGTTCCATCCTTTTTCTTTTGTATGTATTCGTCAAAATTAACTTCTTTTGTAATTGGATATTTCCAATCTTTTCTGTAAACTGTACACCAAGCCCCAACTAACTCCTCTTTATTTTTTCTAAGTATAGAGCCTTCCCGCTTTATTAATTCCCCAGTTTCTTTATTTTCTACATATATTCCTACTTCTTTACCGTCATATTTTGGATTTTGTATTGCCCTTTTTTCAACTGCATCTTTTGCCACTATAATTGCAGCTGGCTGATTTCCATATTTTATTAAATAGGCGTCCCTTATATAAGGATTAAGTCCTCTTGCTTTACAAAGTTTCATAAAGTACATTATTTCAGATTCTGTAACATTTGGATTATCTCCCGATAAATATCTTTTAACAAGATTTATACTTAATTGCACATTGTCATTTCCTACTTTAAAATTCATTACCTTATCGTCATTTTTGTGTTTTTCATTTCCTAGTCTTCCCATTTTTATATCCTCCTAAATTTGTTTGCTTTCTATTTTTATATATTCCAATCCGTAACTATCCACCAATTTTTTAAAGTCTTTCAGAAATTGGCTTGGAGCTTTTGGAAATCTTAATGTAATATCGTAATACTTACCGTTTACGGCTGTTTTTTGAGTTTTTTTTACTTCATCGTTTTGTTGTTGTGCAACCTTGATTGCCTCCTCTTTTTCACGCTCTTTTTTTGCTTCAAGTTCAGCCAGTTCTCTTTGTTTTTCTTCTTCGGCTTTCTGTCTTAAATTTTCTTCTGTCTGCTTGATTTCGTTCTTCTTGCTTTCAATTTTTTCTGTAATAACGCTATAATCTTCAGTCATTAAAAATTTCATTGATTCAAAAGTTATCATAAATTCAATTTCTGAATTCGCCTTTGCAATTTGTGAATTTATGAAGTCCTTCTTTTTCTCCAGTTCATCATATTGTTTTTGCACTTCGTTCTCGATTTTCTTAAAAGTAAATGATTTATCCAGCCATTTGTCGTTCCATTCAAGGAAAATTTTTAATCCAGGATTTCTAGTGAAAATGTTATTTATTTTTTTCTGTACTTCGACTTTCTTTTCTTCCCTTATTTTTTCATCGTATCCTTTAAGCTGATCGCCAATAAAGTTTGATATTCCCTTTACTTCTTTTTCATAAGTTTTAAGATTTTCAATAAGTGTTTCAATATCGGCATTTGCCTTTTTCTGTATTTTCTTTCTCTCATCACTTATTTTTTTTTCAAGTTTATTTAATTTAGTTCTTTCTGATTTAGCTACATCAATATCATCTTCGGTAATAATCCAGCCTTCATATTTTTGTTTGACAATTTCCATAAAGTTTTTCAAATCGTCAATGTTACTTACAACTTCAGCTGGCACAAGTTTAGTCACTTCAAACTCAATTACCTGTAATTCCTGTGTTCCCATTTTTCCTCCTATATTGCTAATCTTCTTTTTGATGGCGGTTCAATATCATTAATTATGAATGAATTAAACCATAGTTCCTTTTTTACAATTTCTTTTATATCATCTTCATCACGTTCGATGTAAAATTTTTTCAAAATGCTTTCATCAGTCCATTCTAACTTTATATTTGCAAACAAAACTGCAAATTTCCAGCCAGTCACAGCCAAGTAATGCTGCACTTGTAAATGATAATGTAATGGCACTTCATTTTTCCACTCCCTCTCAAACTGCTTCCAGTTCATACATCGTGCCGTCTTTATTTCCAGTATCCCTTTTTCCTTGCTTGTTTTATTTTCCAATACACCATCTAAATTTGCAGCCATAAACGGATATTTTAGAGATACAAGTGTTTTATCAAGTGTCTTAACTTCAAATTCAGGATATTGCGATTCAAAAATCCCTCTCAAATGTGGCTCTTGCAATATTCCGTTTTTTACTGCTGGAACATCGCTTATATCTTTTTGTTTTTCTCTCCCTGTTTTTATTCGCCATAATTCCTGGATATCTTCATTATAGGGATTATGCCCCATTATTATTGAGCAGTCTGAGCCACCAATATGCTTTTGCCTTATGTTATGCCACTCTTCTTCATTTTTATAACTTATTTCTTTGTATTCCATATTTCTCCTTTAAAATACCCCCTATTTACAAGACTCCATAAATTCTTTTGCTCTTCTTGGCACATACCATAATAGTATTGCCATTAAAAACGGAAAAGCTATATTACCACCAAATATCCAATGCCCTTTGATTCGGATAACTTCAATCTGCATTAGGGCAGTTGTTAGTATCAGAATTATCCATTTCAACATATTCTTTACTGTCAGCATTTTCTTCCTCCGTTTCTTTAATTTCTTGTTCAATCATTTCTTTTTCCAGTTGCTCCCTTATTGTCATTATTCCTCCATAATTTCATAATTTACTATTTTAAATTTATTTTTATTTGTTATCTTTTTAAATTTAACTTTGATTATATTTCTATCTTTTGTTTCAAGTTTTAGTATTCTTTTATTCCTGTCAAGTGTATAAGCCTCAACAGAATAATATTTTCTGAAAATTGATTTTACTTTTTTGGCAATCTGTATTAATTCAGTTGCTTTTAAGCTGTTCAATTCTTTCATTAATTTTTCATTCGTTTTAATTATCCTCCTAAAAATTTTTGATATTCTCAATATCCTCAATCAGTAATTCAGATTTGCTTTAAATGTTCTTAGATAAGCCCTTTTGTTACCCTGATATGCTTTTGATACTGATTAAGAATATTGTATTAACTTAATTGTGCTATCTATCTAAGAAATATAAAATTTAATAAACTAAGAAAGGAGTTTGGCTATTAAAATTGCCAGTTTTTCTGCATACCTCAAGCAGTGTACTGTGTGTACAGTATGCAGAGGTTAATAGATAGCACGATTAAATCAACACAAATGGCTGATTTAAATTGATTAGATTGTTAATGTCCTAAAAGTTTGCGTTTTTCATTTCAGCTATGCCCAAAGTCCATTTTAATGTTTCTATTTTAGCTTCTAGAAAACGGCTGGAAAAACCTGTCTTTGATTTTATTTGACTGTTTTCCTGATTAAGTCTTTCTATTTTTTCTTCAATTTCTTCTTTAGTTTTCATAACTCCTTGATCCGATTTTGTAGCTTTTTCTTTTTCTCCAAACACTACCATTTCCAAAACTTTAGCGTACTCTTTGAGTTCGTCAAAACTCATATCTTCTAATTGTCTCTCTTGTATTTCCATCTTATTTCCTCCTGAATTTTATTAATATCTTATCCAAACCCACAATCTCTTATGGGCTTGGTAAAACATCAATTAACTAGAGTTCATTAATTTTATCTATAATTTTGTTTATCTTTTTAAAATCTTCACTAATTACAACGATTGCAGGTTCAAAAAAATCCGTTACATCTTCGAGGCTGTGAATACTTATTTTTTTATTTTTTACAGTTATTACTCCTTTTGTATTTTTTTTTGAAATATCTATTAATTTGCTATTTTTAAACTTGTCTAAGTTGTTAATGTCCAAAATTGCTGAAGAGATATTGTCGTTTATATAACTTACAACCTTCAAGTAAACCGGTACCGGTTTACTTATGATATTTTCTATATTTTTAAACAGTTTCTGGTAAACTTCCTTATAGCTATCAATATCCGGAACATCAAACTTACCATCAACGATGTGGATATTTCCTATAAAACCGTCAAAAAAATCACTACTACGTAATTGCTGTATCATTTTGTCTTCCTTTTTGTCCAAATATAATTTTGAACCATTTTCTTTATTGAAGATTTTGATTAAGTCTTCAATTTGTTTTAATCTGTTTTCTAATAATTTTATTGTTTTCATTCTAATTATCTCCTTCAAATTACTTCTTAAACAATTTCTTGATTCTGTTTTTCAATTTCTTAGCTTCTCTTTCCTTTAAAACCTTTTTGTTGTTTTCATTTACTATTTGTAACGCTTCAAATTTCATTTTATATTCCTCCTTTTAATTTTTTTTGTATAAGATAGCCACCATTTCATCACGTATCATATCGCATTCCTTGTCAAGCTCTTCCTCTTGCTCACTTGTATAATTGGGATTTTTCTTTTCCCAGTCTTCCCAAGCCTTTGCGTCTTCGATATAATCGAGAACGATGCTTTCAAATGGTTTAAAATCAAAATCTTTTTCTTCGTATCTTGAAATCAAGTAGTCGTGCAGTTCTTCTAATGAAATATATCGCAATTGATTTTCATATTTTGCTTTAAATTCTTTAAATTCACTCTCAAGAAACTTGCAAAACTCTTGATACTCTTCTATCGCTTGGTCTTCTTCGTCGCATAAACGGTCCCATGCTAAGTCTCTTGCTCTTTCTGCTCCTTCTGCGAATTTTAATCCTTCGCTAAAACTCATTTTTATCAACTCCTATTTATTAATTTTTTGTAACTTTAAATTAATTTTGTATCTTAATTCTAGTTACATAATTATGTAAAAAAAATTAATGGATATATTTTTTTCTCATTTACAAACATATTGTAACTTATTTTTGGTTACAAGTCAAGTGTTTTTTTGAATTTTTTTAAAATTTTTCTAAAAAGTATGAAAAAATGTGGTAAAATAGTAACGAAAACAAATGAAAGGAAGTTAGATCCATGAGTTACCAAATAGAAAAATTCTTAATAGAATTTTTAAACAAGAAAAATATGACATTAACAGAATTTTCAAAAAAAATGGAAGTTACGCACGTTTATGTATCTAATATAAAAAACGGAAAAAAGACAGCTTCCAAAAAATTTGTAGAAAATATGATAAAAAAATTTCCAGAATGTGCTAAAAAAGAACAAGAATTAATGGCAATGCTAGAAAAAGATAAAAAAATCGAAAAATTAAAGAAATTAGAAAAACAAAGAAGAGAAACTGTAGGAAAAAATGAAGAATTAAATAGAATCTCCAGGTTAAATAAAAGAGAAAGGGTACAATTGGACGAAGTTATGAATAGTGCAGCTTACTTTTTTAATGACAATAGTGTAAGCGACGAAGATAAAAAAAGACTGCATGATAGTTTACAAGAACTTTTTTTTGACGCCAAGATGAAAAACAAAAGAAAATAGGAGTTTGCATGAGAAAACACAGAAATATGAAACTCAGAGTAAAAAATTTGGTAGAGAAATATAATACCAGTAATCCGTATATATTGTGCGAAAAACTAAACATTGAAATAAAATACTTTTATTATGAAGGTATAAAAGGTTTCTTTAGACGAGTGTTAAAAAGAAAATACATTGTTATAAATGAAAAGCTGGATGAATATTCACAGTTAGTTGTATTATGTCATGAATTAGGACATGCAATTTATCACAGTTCAAAAAACAAACTTCTTATGAAAATTAATTTTTTAAATTACGTTCCAGAATTAGAAAAGGAGGCTAACGAGTTTGCAGCAGAATTAATGAAGTATCAGAATGAAGTTAGTTTTGAAGTTGCTAGAGATTGCGATCTAGGATTACAGGTGTTAGAAGAGATGAAAAGATATGTAAAATTTTAACATATACAATAAATTTTAGTGGGGAGCTAATTTTGGTTTCAAAATATAAAAAAAGATGGAGGAATCAAAATGAAAAAAATTTTTGTAATTTTGACATTAGTATTTGTTAGTGTTAATACATTTTCAGAAACATTGTATTTCAAAAACTGTAAAGAAGCACGTGCGAAAGGGTATAAAAATATTAAGAAAGGCGAGCCTGGATATGCCAAACATTTAGACAGAGATAAAGACGGTATAGCCTGTGAAAGCAAATAGAATTTCAAAAGAATTGTTTCATAATTGAGATAATTCTTTTTCTTTTAATTTTCTTTGGAATATGATATAATTTAGTAAAATTTATAAGAGGTAGAGGACGAATGGATAAAATATTATGATAAAAATGGCGATTGGACTAAAGAGGGTTTAAAATTTTTTGAAGAAAATGATTATTTTCCAACGGACGATTTGATTTATTGAATTTAGTTATTTCAAAATTTTAAAAAAAATATTTGACAAAAAAATTAGCGGAATAAATAGGATTTGAGAGATAAAAAATGTGTTTTAAAAATTTCGAATTAAAAAATAGCTGTTAATTAAGGTAAAAAAAGGGGTTAGTTGTGTGAAATATAAAAAAACTATGCAAAAAATGTGTAGGTATATACAGGAAGGAATTTATAAAGATGTTTACACAATTAAACGAAAGAGATGTAGAAACTTATATTGATAACGAATTAAAAAATTTAAAATGGAATGATAATCCTCAGGATATGAACGAATGCAATGTATATAAACAAAGAGTAAAAACAACTAAACAAAAAAATAAACTAAAAGGGAAAAAGCCAGATTATGTTTTGTATAAAGAAAAGACAGATGAACCTTTAGCAGTAATAGAAGCAAAAAGACCATTTGAAAATTTGGAGAAAGCACAAAGTCAAGCTATGAATTATGCCGAAAAAATAAATGCTCCTATAGTTTTTGTAACGGATGGAATTTATACTAAAACACACCATATGAAAAAGCAAAAACCTCTATATTTAAACGGGGAAGAGGTAGATGAACTTTTATCGCATTCAACTTTATTGAACTTCTTAAACGACAATATTTACAATACTCAAGATAAAAGAGTTATAACATCTCGCCAAGAATTAATCAATATTTTTAAATCAATAAATAATGATTTGAGAGATTCAGGAGTTACAAATGGTCTTCCAAGAATACATTTGTTTACAAATATGTTGTTTCTAAAAGTGATTAGTGAATTAGCGGAGCTAAAAGATGAAATCGTTACCGTACCTCCGAAGCAGTACTTGTGGAATAATTTTAAAGAGAAAAAGGGGCTAGATTTGTTAGATTTTCTTAATAAACAGGCTTTTGATTATTTTAAAAAATCTTACGGAGGAGAAGTTTTGTCCAAAATAGATGTTCTGGAAGGCAAAGAAAATATATTAAATTCTATCATAGATTCTTTGGATGACTTATGGCTTTCTGATACGAATGCAGATATAAAAGGTGAAGCCTTTGAATTTTTTTTAAGAAGTTATGGAGGTGCTGAAACTGATTTTGGGGAATACTTTACACCAAGACACATTGTGAAAACAATGGTTAAATTGTTAAATCCTAAATTTGGAGAAAAAGTATATGATGGATTTTGTGGAACAGGTGGAATGCTTATAGAATCTTTTAAATATATGAAAAAAAGAACACCGTTGAACCAAAACACCATCAAACAGCTAAAGAATGAAACAATATATGGTGGTGAATTTTCTACAATGTATAGAATAGCTAAAATGAATATGATTTTAGCGGGTGATGGACACTCAAACATTTTGAGGCAAGATAGTTATGAGAAAAAACAAACCAATAAGTATGATGTAGTAATAACAAATATACCTTTTGGAAGTAAAATGAAAACAAATTATTTATCACAATATGGATATAATGGTGTTTCTGCTGAGATTTGTGGGGTATTGCATTCTATAGATGCGCTTAATTCTGAAAATGAAAATTCCAGAGCCGCTATAATTGTGCCAGAAGGAATTCTTTTTAATAAACAACAAAAAGCATACAGAACATTAAGGCAAGAATTAACAGAAAGATACGATTTAAAAAGTATAATTTCTCTACCAAGACAAGCGTTCAGCGATGCGAATGTTAAAAGTAACATTTTGATAGTTGGGAAAAAGAAACAAACTAACAAACACATATGGTTTTTTGATATAAAAAACGATGGTTATACCTTGGATAAGGCTAGAAAAAAAAGAGAAGGTAATAACGATATTGATGTATTATTATCTTCAAATAATTTAAATGTTGATGAAATAGAAAAATTAAAAAGACTGAATTTCAAAATTTTATATAAAGAAAAATTAAAAGAGAACAATTATATTTTTTTACCTAACCAGTATATAGAACAAGAAATTGACAACTATAAACACAAAATGGTTTCTCTTTCAGAATTAGAAGAACAAAAAATAATAGAATTTTCAAAAGGAGAAAAATTAAATAAAAACAAAATAAGTGAAACAGGAGAATACGAATGCATTTTATATGGAGAGCTTTACACAAAATACGAAAGCCCTTTCATAACAGAAATAACAAGTAAAACAGATTATAACGAAGGCAAACGTTCTCTAAAAGATGATATTTTAATACCATCTACAACTACTGCTGATTCCGAAGGTATAGCAATAGCTAGATGTGTTTTGAAAGATGAAATCAGGATAGGTGGAGATATAAATATAATAAGAGTAAACAATAAAAAAGTAATAAATCCCAAATTTTTAACTTTATCTCTAAATTTTCCTTTAAAAAATGAATTAGCAAAATTTGCAAAAGGAGCAAATATTTTACATTTGGATAACGATGATATAAAAAAAATAAAAATACCATTACCTGATTTGAAAGAGCAGAATGATATTGTAAATGAATTTATAAAAAAAGAAGAAGAACTTAGTAAAAAAGAAGAAGAAATCAAACAATTAAAAAAAGAGGCAGAAAAAAATATATTGAACAAATTTTTCGTAAAATAAGAAAAAATTAAAATGAATTACTTTAGAAATAGAGTAATTCTTTTTTTCTTGACTTTTTTGCAAAAATTTCAAAAAAACACTTGACTTGTAACTGAAAATAAATTACAATATATAGGAGGTGAGAACAATGACAATGAGTGAATATCATAAAAATGTTTATGCCAATATAGAACTTGCAAGAAATCAGAAAGGCTTGAGTAAAGGTGAATTAGCTAATGAAATAGGTATTTCAAAATCGGCGTTATCTTTTGTTTTGAACAGGTTGAAAAATGGTAAAACTATAAATACTAAAACTCTAGAGAAATGGGCAAATGCTTTGAATGTGCCTTTTTCATTTTTTTTTGAAATAAAACGTAACTAATTATAAGTTACAAAATTGATTACAATTCAAAAAAAAGAAAAGGAAGGAGGTGTGAGATGGAAAGATTTTTTAAATTAGGATTGCTATTTTCAATAGGAATATTCATTTATTTAAAGGAGCTAATAGCGGCATTGTTGATTTTAAAGCTGACAAATTTTGAGACAGCTTTAATATTTAGCATATCACTATTAGCAAGCACAATTAATTTAAAACACAACAAAAACTTATTTTCTTTTGTTGAAAGAATTGTAAATGAGAAATAGGAGGTGTAAGAGTGTATGGAAAAAAAATTAATAAAAAAATGTTATGAAGAAATGTTAGTTTTTTTGAAAGATAACTTTGTTGAAAAGTCGGGAATAGAATCGCTGGAAGATGAAAATAATATTACTGATATTATACATATTTTTACCGCAATTAGGAAAAGTGAACATAGAGATCCTGTAAAAGAAGATGAAATAAAACAAGAGATTTATAGAAATTTATACATATGTACGGAATTGAAAGATTTTAGAAATAGAAATAGAAGATGTGTCCTTTTATTAGATGCATTGAATCGTAAGGACACATATTAAAACTAATTCAAAAAAGACAATGCGATTTCCAAAGAACAAAAATCTTCAATAAATCCTGTACAAATTTCGTTATTATACTCAAAAGTTACACCGCCAAGACCGAAATCTTGGATAAAGATTTCATCTTCTAAATGTAATTTTTCAGTAGTTTCCATAGGAGCAAATTCTCCGTTAGGAAGTAATAGAACTTTAAAATCATTAACTTTTGAAATCGCATAAACGATAGCTTTAACCATAATAACACCTCCTTTCGTGAGAAATTGATTTTATTTGGCGATATTATTATAACTCAAAAGGGGGAAAAATGAAATAAGGGAGGTGTGGAATGGTATTTATTATTTCAGAAACGTTAATAATATTTTTACTTGTGTATATAATTGCAAAATTGAAAGTAGAGATTGAAGATTTGCAAGGGAAAATAATTGGATTAAAAATGCAGATTGCATTTCAAAGATATTTTTCAAATAAAAAGAAGAACAGAATCAAAAAGAAAAGCGTAAAAACGTTTAGATATAAAAATTATCAAGTTAAAAAGTAGGAGATATACAAAATGGATGAGAAAAAATTTGAAGAAGGGATAGATTTTTTCGCACAATTGTTCGGATCTTTTCTTGAATTAAGAAAAATGGGATATACGCAGGAAGAAATAAACTGGGCATACAACACGATGAGCGGAAATTTTGTACGGAATTTTAACGTAAAGAACTTATCCAATTTAATTGAAAGTAGAAAAGAAAATTGAAAAGTAAATAAAAAAAGCACTCCGAAAAGTGCTAAGAAAAAAAACTTATGAAAATCTATATCTTGTATTTATTATAGCACAAGAGTGTTAAAAATACAAGATGTAGGGAAAGGAAATGAAACTATGAGATTCTCGACATATTTAAACAATGCCAAATGTATGGAGTGGAAAATAAATGCAACGCAAGGAATATTATTTGCTTTGTTGTATGAAGCTCCAGCTTGGGCAAAAGAAGAAATAATTGAAAATAAAACTTATTATTTTGTATCAAGAAATTTGATACTTGAAGAATTGCCGATGTTTTTTGAAAAATCTGATACTGTATACAGAAATTTAAAAGTATTACAGGAAAAGGGGCTTATTGAATATATAAAGCAAGGTAAAAAAGATTTAATAAGAATTACCACAAAAGGTAAAACTTGGAACGAGTTTAAAGATAATAACTCGGAGAAAAGTCCGAGTTCTGAACAAAATTCGGAAAAAAATCCGAATAATCTCGGAAAAAAATCCGAAAAAGAGCCAAAAAACTCGGAAAAAAATCCGACAAATAATAATACTATATATAATTATAATAATACTAATATATTAAATAATATATATAGTTCGGTGATAGATTATTTGAACGAAAAAACAGAACGTACAGGAAAAGAAAAATATAGTTCAACATCACCTAAAACACAAACGCTCATAAAAGCAAGATTAAGGGAAGAGTATGAGCTGGAAGACTTTAAAACCGTTATAGACAAAAAGTGTAAAGAGTGGCTAGGCACAGATATGGAAAAGTATTTACGTCCTGAAACTCTTTTTGGAAACAAGTTTGAGAGTTATTTAAAACAAAAAACGCCAATAACTAAAAAGCCAAAATTTCAAAAACAAAATAATGATTTTGCAGTAACGGAAGAAGGTTTGAAAAAATTTTACGGATGTGAATGGGAGGAATAAAAAATGACAATAGAAGAATTTAACACAGGATTCAATTACTTGATAGGACATTTTCCAAACACTAAAAATTTAAAATCAGTATCTTATGCTTATTTTGAAGATTTGAAAGATACTTTGACTGGAGAAGAATTCATAATTGCTATAAAAAAAATAATCCATAGTGGGAAAACGGAATTTATACCAAAAGTATCTGAAATAGTTAGAGTAGCAAAAGGAAAATGTGATATAGATAAGCAAGTATTTTATGCAAAGAAATTACTAAAAGCAGCGATACATAAAAACGGAAGTAAAGGCATGGTGTGTTTCGAGGATAAGGGAGTACACGCCGTAGTTGATTATGCTGGCTGGAACAGACTATGCACAATGAAAGATGATGAATTTGATAATTTTCTAAAATGGGAGTTCGACGACATATACAAAGGATTCTGTGAACGCCCTTACGAAACTTCTGACTATTACAGGGGTACAAGCCAATTATTCGGACAAATAAAACCTAGAATGATAGGTTACAAGGAAGCCAAGATTGGCAATACAGAAAATATGAATTTCATAAGACTTGAATATAAAAGCATTGTCGCACAGATTGAAAATAAGGTTGATTTGTCGGAGTTGAAAAATAAAATGCTAATAGGAGGAAATAAATGCTAAAAGAAAAAGCGAGAGTAAGGATTACAGCGATAGATTTTAATAGCCGCAAAGGCTGGAAACTGTATCATAACGAGGACTTGTATGGAAATACAGAGATTGCAGATGACAGATTCTGGAACGATGTGCAGGAGGGGTATTACAAGTTCAGTAAGGGCACAACTTTAATTGCCAATATTAAATGCCCCTGGAGAATTGAAGAGCCTTTAAAAATTTTGAAGGTACATGAGGTGATTTACGGTGATTAGGTTGGAATTACCAATTTACTGGAACGTAACTAAAAAGAAAAGAAAATTTATCGGAATGAACTGGTATCAGTCAGCAGATAAGCACGAGATTAATAGAGTCAAAAAAGAATATCACGAACTGATTGAATCAAAATTAATCGGTAACAAAGAAAAAATAAAAGGGTGTTACCAGGTGAGATATAAATATTTTTATAAAAACGATAATTCTGATTTAAGAAACATAACATCTGTTATTGATAAATTCTTTAATGACGCTTTACAGAAGCTTGGAATTGTTGAAAATGACAATGTAAAGTATTTTAAAGAATCAATCGACCGAGTTGGTGGAATGGATAAGAAAAATCCGAGAGTTGAAATAGAAGTGGAGGAAATTAATTAATGGAACAATGGAATAAATTAGTTGGATTAGTAAAAGAATTTTATATTGCATTTGGGCAGCAGGAATTTTTAGAAAAAGGAATGACTGATGAAAGAATGGAACTACGAAAGAAATTATTTGATGAAGAATTTAAAGAATTTTTTCTAGCAGATGGAAAAACGGATTATCTTTTTAAACTGGAAGTAAAAAATGGATTTGATACAGTTTTACCTGAAGCATTCGAGGAAGTCCACAGAAGCAATATGTCAAAACTTGAAAATGGGAAAGCAATTTTCAGGGAAGATGGGAAAATATTGAAAGGAAAAAATTATTTTAGACCGAATTTAAAACAGTTTATTGAATAAAAAATAGGAGGAACATTAATGAATGAATTGATAACAATAGAGAAAGTAAGAGGATTTATTGGAGAAAATGGAATAATATTTTTGAATTTAGAGGACGTGGCAAGAGGATTGGGATTTATTCAAATCAAAAATCAAGTAGAGTATGTAAGAACAGATAGGGTTACAAATTACTTGAATGAATTTGGTTTCTCCACTTGTGGGGAAAAATTCTCGGATATTTATATACCTGAAAATATATTTTATTTACTAGCGATGAAAGGCAAAAATGAAATTGCAAGAAATTTTCAATTAAAAGTTGCAAACAAGATTTTACCAGCGATAAGAAAAACAGGAATGTATGCGACAGATGAATTGTTGAATAATCCTGATTTAGCGATTCAGGCTTTTATGAAACTAAAAGAAGAAATGGTAAGAAGAAAAGAATTAGAGAAAAAGGTCGAGGAGCAGCAGCCTAAAGTTGATTTTTACAATGATGTAACTGGCAGCGATACAACAGCAGAAATTGCAACAGTGGCAAAAGTGTTGAATTTTAAAAATATTGGAAGAAACACGTTATTTGATATTTTAAGAAAGCAGGGAATACTTCAAAAGGACAATATGCCATTTCAAACATATGTTGACCGTGGATATTTTCGAGTAGTTGAAAGCAAATGGAATGCTCCAAATGGTGACGTAAAAGTAAATTATAAGACTGTTGTGTATCAAAAAGGAGTTGAATACATATCTAAGATTTTAAGGAATCTGGGATATGAAAAAATTGAGGAAGTGTTGAATTAATGAGGTAAGGGGACAATGGCAACTGAATAGTAACTGTGATTTGTAATATTTTAGAATTGCAACGTCAAAAAAACTCTAAATTTATGTTGCAGTTTTGCTACTTTTAAGATATAATTTAATCATAAAATTATCTAAAGGAGTTTTATTTGTGAGAAATATAATATCGTTTTTGAATATGAAAGGTGGAGTTGCCAAAACTACATTGTGTAAAGAAATTTCTTATTATTTAGCTGAAAAAATGAATAAAAGAATACTAATTATAGATATAGATCCGCAATCGAATTGTACGCAATCTTTTTTTGAAAAATATAAAATTAATATAAGTAATAACAAAGAATTACCTTCTATTCAAAATATTTTTAAGCGAAAAGAAATTATAGATAATGAAAATGGTACGAAAGATATAATAAAAGAATTTTCTGAAAATCTCCATCTTATTCCTGGAGAACTTGAAACAGTTTTTATGGAACGTGAAACATCTTCAGGAATTAACGAACAAAAGTTACTTAATTTTATAGAAGATAATGATTTAAAAAATAAATATGATTATATCTTTATTGATTGTCCACCAACTTATTCTTTTTATACGATATGTTCATTATTAACATCGGACTTTTATTTTATACCAGTAAAATTAGACACATACTCTATTCTAGGATTAGATTTATTAGAAAGAGTAGTGAAAGAAGTAAAAGACAATAATAGGTATCTTTTTATGCATAAACCCTTAGAAAATTTAGGTGTTATATTTACGATGACCAAATCGAACGACAGGCGTCAACGGAATTATGCAGACGCTCTAAAGGAAAACCAAAAATTTAAAGATATATATATTTTCGAAAATGAATTTCCTTATTATTCAAAAATAAATACGCTTAATATGGAAAATTTCATAATAGATAGAAAAGATACAAATTTACAACAATCTTTAGAAAAAATTGTTGAAGAACTTGTAGAGAGGGTTAAAGAAAAAAATGATTGACGTTATAAAAAAAATAGATAGAATAAAAAATTTAGAAAAAATAGAAAACAAACATTATGAACTATATCCAATTGTTGTAATGTTAGTTATTAAAAAAAATTATTTTAAAAGAAACGATGATTTGATTGAGTTATTGAAAATATTTAATTTAGAATTTAAAGATTATGTTATGAAAAGTAGAACTTTATTATTAGCAAGAATTTTGCGAGAGATAGAAAAAATAAAAGATGTTGATGATGTTGTATTAAATTTAAAAAAAATATTAATAAAAAATATTAATGAAGAAGATAGAACTGTTCAAAATAAAGGCAAAAATAGAGACAAGAAATATTTAGACAGTATAATAGAAAAATATTCAAGGAATAAAAAATGAGTAACAGAAAGAAATATGTAAAATTTTTGGAAAAAAACTTTGTATTATTTAAAAAGATGTCGTATGATGAAGAGGAACTTGAGAAAATATATAAAAATATAGAAAAAATTCAGTTAATAATTTTAAAAACAGAAAGAAATTATAAAAATTTAGATTATGAATTTTTGAAAATATCTATGACTCATTTTATCGCTTTGCTGTTGGAAATTCCTAATAATTTTCCACCTACAATTAATTTTTGTGTCAGAGGAGTTATCGAAAATATACTTAGATTTATTTATTTTAATAGACAAATATCCAACGAAAAAGAGAAAATTTTAAAAATAGGATATAGAAATCTAAAAGATGAACTAAAGAAAAATTTGAGAAAAGATTTTCAAGAAGATATTTTAAATAATTTTAGTGTTTTATACGACTTATATTCTAAATATTCAAACGAAGTTCATATAAAGACATCAAAATCTTTGAAAATATCAGAAAATATTGAAGAATTATTCCAAAAAAATCATAAAGATCATAAAGAAATGGAAAAAGACGTATATACAATTTTAAAAATTATAATAGTTTTATTTTCTGAATTATTTGATATATCACTTCATTATTTTTCTTTGGAAGATAAAATATTTTTACGTAAAGAATTTAATTCCGGAAAATATAAAAGATTATTAGAAATAATAGAAGAAAAGAATCACAGTTATTAATTTAGCTGTGATTTTTTTATGGAGGAAATATGGAAGAAAAAGAAATAATAGTCGAAAGAATAAAAGCAAATATATTACTTAATACAGAAATGAGCAAACGTGAATTTGAATTTACAAAACTTAATCCTGATTTGTTTAAGGATATTAAATTTATTAAGAAAAGGAAGACTAAGAGAAAATGGCTTACACAGAAATCTCGAATCAGGAAATAATAATAACCTTACCTGTGGAAAAAGTTTATCCAGGAATAAAAGAAAAATTGGAGGAATACTTAAACCATTTTCCAATAAAGGTTATTCCAGTAAAAAAGTTATCGCAGGCACAAAATGGCTTGATACACGTTTTATTAAAGCAGTTTGGAGATGAGATTGGATACACCTTGATAGAGATTAAGGAACTAATGAAAGAGCAGTTTGCAATATCGACAGATAGATTAGACTTTTCTACAGCAAAATGCGATATGGAAACGGCAAATGAGTTTATATCGTTTATCATAGAACAAGCGTTAGAACTTGGAATAAATTTATATATACTTGGAAAACACGATAAAAGGTATAAACACATATTGGAAATTGACAATATAACACAAAGATATGTAATCGCTTGCTTAAAAAAAAGAGTTTGCTGTATTTGTGGAAAAGAACATAACGAGTACAACACAATTGAGCTACATCATTGGAACTCGGTAGCAAGCATAGGCGGATACGAAAATTGCGATGGATTAAAAACACCGTTTATGAGCTTGTGTGCTAAACATCATCAGGAATTTCACGCAACAGGCAAGGAAACGTTTAAGAATAAGTATTATATTGAGGGGGTGTGGTTAAACACGGAACTTGTAAAAGAGTTGAAAAAGATTTACAAAAATCATTTTAAGGCATTTAAGGAGGATAAAGAATGACTGATAAAGAAAGAAAAGATTATGAAAGAATTTTTTTAGAAGTTTGGGATAATAATTTGCTAGAAAAAGGACTCCTGATTGAAATGTGTCAACTGCTTGAATTAGATGAGAAAAAAGAAGATAGCGATGGTTTTACATTATTCTATTACAAAACTACAAATGGTAGAACGTTTGTAATCGAAGATGATGAGATTCAAGGAATTTTGGAAATTTACGAAGAAAAATAAAGTTCAGTCGCAGAAAGTCGTTTTGACTAGAATAATGTGTAAAAATGTAGTGTTTATAAGGAAAAATGACAGTCGTGAAAAGTCGTTTTTATTAGAAAAAGATTAGGAGAAATAAAATGGCAGAATTAAAAGAAGGTATTTTGAAACTTTTTAAGGAGCATTATGGGATGACAGATGAAGAAGCTCAAGAGTATTACAAGGAACAGTTTGAAATAGTAAAGAAAACAGCAGTAAAAGAAGAAGTGGAATGGTTAAGGCGAGAATGTATGGATGTACTGGATGAAGTAAACAAAACAGGGAAAGTTCCTGAGCTTATATTTTAAAGTTCGGTTGCAGAAAGTCGTAAAGGTTAGGAGGAGAAATGAAAAACAAGGATAGGATGCAATTCAATTTAAAAAACTGGGAAAAACGTGGTTTCTTTGGAAATTTTTGGGATAAAAATGACAAAAGAGCAACTTTTAAAAAAATATTGAATAAAGACAAGTATAAAAAGAAGTGAGGGGATAAAATGAATCTTATTGAATTGTACGGTATAAAGATAAAAGAATTAACTGAAATATTGAAAGATGAAACAGTAAAAAATTTTGAAATAAAAGAAAGTATAAATTATATAGACTATTTTTGTATTTCTTTTGAACTTGATTTTAAAAAGAAAATTGAATTGAATATAGCATTAACTGAAATGAAGGGAAACTATCAATCAAGAGATTTGAGTATTGAAGAAATAGAATGCCAATTCGATAATAAGTTTAAGGAATTAAAAGAATATCTGGAAAGCAAAAATAAAGGTGAGCTTAAAGAACTTGAGAATAAAATATCTGAGTATGAAACGAAACTTAAAAAGGCGAAAGAACAATATGATAAAATAAACGATTATGGCGAGAACTTATAAAGTTAGGAGGAATAAATGGCAAAAAAAACAATATTAGACGGAATAATTTTGAAAATAGACAACGGTTATCCTTTGTTGCAAGCTGAATACAAAACACTTCTTGAAGAATTACCTGTTGTAGAAAAAGAAGAAAGTGTTGGAAACTGGTATAGCGGGACAATAGATTATAGGAATGTTAAAAAAGAATACTATGTGGTAGGAAATTTAGAAAAAGGTTATTTTTGGTTTTATCACGCCAAAAGTGAATGGATTGTAAATGAGTATTTTGATATTAAAAGAGTTCAAAGAAAATCTGAACAAGTCACAGAAACAAGAGTTTGGTATGAATAAAAAAAGAAAGGGAATTGAAATGAAAAAATTATTGTTAGGAATTGCAGTTTTAGGATTGACAGTAAGCTGTGCAAGATGGGAAGATACTCAAAAAGATTGGGAAAGCGATACGAAAGGGCTAAAAAGGACAGTACAAATTTATACTCTCGACGGAAAACTCTTAAAAGAATACAAAGGAACGATAAGAGTAAGAGATTCAGATGAGAGCGGTAGAATATCATTAAACTTAATAAGCGAAAATAATCGCAGAGTTACAATTGATAATGCGATTGTGATAACAGAGGAGGATTAAATATGCTAGAAATAATAATGAGAATTTTAAGTGCGGCAGTTACAATATTTTTAGTTTTCTTTTTAGTTAGTTATTTATACGCTTTAGTTGAAGATGTAAAAAAGAAATTAAGAGGAATAACTAAAATTAATTATACACCTTACGATGTAGCGTATTTTTTAGTATTTTGGTTTTTAAGTATTATGTTAATTTATATTACATTTCATTTGATTGTATTTTTTGCAATTAGAGTGTAAAAATGGACGAGCGCAAATTAAAAACAACATTGGCAAAGAGGAGTGGACAAGTGGGAAATTATGAATTAATAGATGAAAAAAAAGTTTTTTATGAAAATTTAACAGAATTTGGTCAACAAGAATTTCACAAATTTAAAATGAATTTTTTAAGAAAACACTTTCCAGAAAAATTTAAAAACAACCAAGTAATTGTACTTTTTGAAAGAGAATTTACAGAAGAAGTGGAATTAGAATTGATAAGAGAATTTACAGAGAAAATGATTCGAGAAGAAGGGAAAAGATTTCTTGAGTTTGCGGCAAAATATCTCGAAGAAAAAGAAAAACAGGAACAGAAACAAAAAGAAATGGATAAAAAACATCAAAAAAAATTATTGTTTAGAATTTTAAATTTTTTCAAGAAAAAACAAAACTCAAACACTTGAAAAAAGCAATAAAATAGGTTATAATTAGGAGGTAAAATGAGTATAAGTAAAGAACTCAAAGAAATTGAAGAATTTTTAAAAAGCAATAAAGTTGGAAATATTGTTATTGAGAGAAAACCGAATGGAACAATAACGATACAGAAGACCGAGACGTCGCAATATAAAAAAGAGTATGCGAATAATAAGGCAACCTAAATTGCAGATGTTTCAAGACAATTGAATAAGTTATAAATATTTGAGTACATGAATATTAAGATGACCGTATTTATAAATTTAAGGAACTAAAAAGCCTTGATTTTATATATACGGTCTTTTTTTTGTTAGGAGAAAAAATGAAACTGAATATGAAGTTGGTACAAAAAATACTGGAATATCTTGAAAGTGATGGACACTCGTATATTTTTGAGAAGAGTTATACTGATGATTTTGGTACTAGAAAAGAAGCACTAGGAGATTTTACTTACGAAGAAATTAAATACCACACGATATTATTAGCTGAAGATGGTCTTGTCAAAACGATAGAATATATAGGCATTGAGGAGTACACATTGCCTGAAAGACTTACGATGAAAGGGCATTTATACTTAGAAAAAATCAGAAAAAGGAATCAAAAGAGATGAGTATCTTTTTAATAATGCTAGGATATTTTGTGGTGGTATTAATAGTGTTCGAGATTGTAAAACATTATCTGAAGAAATACATAAACAAAAGAATCGATGAGAGCCTTGAACTTTTAAATAAACTAGAGAATATAAATAAGGAATTGGATACTAAGATAGATAGTGTGAAGATAAAGATGTATGATGTGTATCTTGATAGATGTAGAGAGAGCTTGAGAAAGAAAAGGGAAATGGACAATGAGTACAGGGAGATGACACGAAAAGTAAAGAAAAAAATATCAAAAAAATGAAATAAAAAAAAGGTACTTTTGGGAGATTTTTTTGGGCTGTGGGTCTGGCGAGTCCCGACTTGTGTAAATTTTTTATGAAATTTCACAGGGATGTCGTGTCGGAATAAAGGAGGGGAGATGATTAATAAATTAGATTTTGATGAAACTATAAAGATTAGAGAATTGGCAGAAATACTAGGGATAAGTGAAAGACAGATTCAAAGATTGGCTAAAGAAGGTGTGATTAAAAAAAACGACAAAGGTAAATATTTGTTTTATCAATCGGTTAAAGATTATATTGATTATTTGCGTGAATTGGAAAGCACTCCTCAACAACTTCAGGAAGAAAAATTGAAGAATGAAATTGATTATCTGAAAACACGGGATAGAAAAGAAAAAATAAAAATTAAGATATTGGAATCCGATTTACATGAGGCGAATGATGTGAAAAGGGTTATGAATAATATAATTGCAGGATTTAAAGGGCAATTACAGACCATGCCATACAAACTTGCACCGCTTGTTATAGGAGTTGAAAATTTAGGGGAATTGCAAGAGATAATATCGGATAATATTAATAGCATTTTGAAAGAATTATCAGAATACGACAGAAGCAAGTTCGTGAAAAATAAGGAATATGTAATCGAAGATGACGATGAAGAAGAATAAAAAAATAGAAAAAATTGATGTTAAGCAAAAAACAATTGATTTATTTTCCGAAATTTTAAAAGAAATCGCACCGCCACCAAAACTTACGATAGACCAATGGGCAGATAAATATAGAATATTAAGTTCTAAATCGAGTGCCGAACCAGGACGATGGAGTACTGATAGGGCACCGTATCAAAGAGATATAATGAAAGCAATATCAGATAGTAAAACAGAAATAATCGTTTTAAAAATGGGAGCGCAAGTGGGAAAAACTGAAATTTCATTGAACACGTTGGGATATTTTATTGATTATTTACCAAGTTCGATTATGTATTTGATGCCAACAAAAGAATTTGCACAGGAATTTGCTTCTACTAGATTTATGGATATGGTTAGAAGTACTCCTAGGTTAAAAAATAAGATAATTGATGAAGAAACAGGAAGAGATACAAAAAAAATCAAAGAATTTTCAGGAGGTTATGTTGTATTTACTGGATCTGGTAGCGCTAGTGAATTAGCGAGCAGACCAATAAGAGTAATTTTAGCTGATGAGGTGGATAGATTTGAAAAATCAGTTGGGGATGAGGGAGATGCTGTTGAATTAGCAATAAAAAGAACTCAAACTTTTAAAGGTAGCAGAAAAATTGTGCTAGTATCAACTCCTACTGTAAAAGGTGATAGTAAAATAGATTCAATGTTTCAAATAGGGACACAGGAAAGTTTTTATGTACCTTGTCCTTGTTGTGGAAGTTATCAAAAATTTGTCTGGAAAAATTTTGATTTTGAAACTTGCGGCATTAAATGCGAGGATTGTGGAGAAATATCTGATGAAATTAGCTGGAAAAAAAATAGAATATATGGCGAATGGTTAGCAGAAAATCCTGATGTAAAAGATGAAGAAGGAAATATTAATCTTAAAATGCGTTCTTTTCATCTAAATGAGTTTTATAGTTCATGGAGTGATTGGAAAGATATTAAGGAAAATTTTTTAAGGTCAAAAGGCAATCTTGAAATGATGAAAGTATTTACTAATACGGTCTTGGCTGAAACCTTTGAAGAAAAAGAAGATACTCTTGATTGGCAAAAAATACTAAACAGACGTGAGTATTATCATTGTGAAATACCTGAAAATGTTAATGTCCTTACTTGTGGAGTTGATGTTCAAGATAATAGACTGGAGTACGAGATTGTAGGATGGGCAAAAGATGAAGAATGTTACGGTATCAAATATGGGACTATATATGGAAATCCTGGAGAAGTTTTTGTATGGGATGAATTAGATGATATTTTGGATAAAGAATACTCCTATCAAAATGGAGAAAAAATAAAAATATTATGCACTTGTATAGATTCAGGAGGGCATTTCACTTCTGAGGTGTATGCTTTTGTAAAAATTAGAGAGCATAGAAGAGTATTTGCGATAAAAGGAATGGCTGGATCACGTGAAATTGTATCGAAACCAAGTAGGCATAACAAAGGGAATATAGCACTTTTTCCAGTTGGAGTAGATAGTGCGAAAGATACTTTGTTTTCCAGATTATTGATAGAAAAAGTTGGTAAAAATTATTGTCATTTTCCGATAGAAGAAGATAAGGGTTATGATGAAGCGTATTTTAAAGGATTGACAAGCGAGAAAAGAGTTAATGTAGTAAAAAAAGGGGTTAGAAAGTCTGAATGGAAATTAGTTCCAGGCAGAAGAAATGAGCCGTTGGATTTACGGAATTACGCTTTTGCTGCGCTTAGAATAGCAAATCCTAATCTTGAAAAAAGATATTCAATGGGAAATGTGAAAACAAAAACAGTTATAAAAAAAAGAAAAATATTATCGAAAGGAATTTAATAAATGGGAAAATCAAATTATTCAAGAGAATATATTTTAGAAATGCTCACAGAGTATACCAAAGCAGAACGGGCTGTCTTGAGTGGAAAAAGCTATAAGATAGGAACTAGAGAACTTACACGAATGAGTATTGATGAAATAAGAAAAGGCAGAAGTTATTGGGAAAATGAGCTGCAAAAAATAAATGGCAGGGGTAACAGGAGAGTAAGAAGAGGTGTTCCTAGAAATCTTTAGTAGAAAAGGAGGTGTTTTATGAATTTTATTGATAAATTGATAACAGTGTTTAACCCGGAAAAAGGACTTAAAAGATTTCAAGCAAGAAGAAAACTGGAAATTCTGAATACTGGATATTCAAATCACGGTGCTTCAACTACCAAAAAGTCAATGTTAGGCTGGCAAAGTGCTGGTGGCGGAGTAAAAAAAGATATTTATAAAAATCGTAAAAAGCTGATTGAACGTTCGAGAGACTTGTACATGGGAACTTCTGTTGCTACTGGGGCATTAAAAACTATTAATACGAATGTTGTTGGAAGCGGATTAAAATTAAAATCTGCTATTGATAATGAGACAATAGGTATTAGTGATGAAGAAGCTGAAGCAATAGAAAGTTTGATAGAAAAAGAATTTGAGCTTTGGTCGAAAGATAAAATTGATAATTTGGGAACTATGAACTTTTATCAGATTCAGGAACTTGTATTTTTAACAGTATTGATGAACGGAGAATGTTTTATAAAATTGAATTATTTTGAAACTCCAAAAAATCCATACAGTTTAAAATTAGAAATTTTAGAGCCTGACAGAATATATACTCCAAACAATATGATTTCAGATAAAAGTGTGGTTGAGGGTGTGAAAACAGATAAAAATGGAAGAATTGAAGGTTATTATGTTTCATCTGAACATCCATTAGATGCAACTGGGGGAGTAAGTGAGAAACTTATAAAAGTTTATGGAAGTGAAAATCAAAAAAATATAATACATCTTCTTTTCACAGAAAGACCTGAACAGGTAAGGGGGATTCCGATATTATCGCCAGTTATCGAAAATCTAAAACAGCTTGGAAATTATACTGAAGCCGAACTAATGGCGGCAGTCATAAGTGGAATGTATGCAATTTTTATTGAAAGTGAGGCTGAAAATTCGAGCGGTGCTGATGTAGGCGAACTTGAAGCAGTTGAGAATGATTTGCTGGTAGATTCAGAAGACGAAACTACTATAGAACTTGCACCAGGAATGGTTGTAGGACTTAATCCAGGAGAAAAAGCGAAAGCTACTAATCCAGGAAGACCTAATGCACAGTTTGACCCTTTTGTTACAAGCATTTTAAGACAGATAGGAAGTGCTTTGGAAGTTCCGTATGAACTTTTGATAAAGCATTTTACAGCAAGTTATTCAGCAAGTCGTGCGGCACTTCTGGAAGCGTGGAAAATGTTCAGGAAAAGGCGTGAATGGTTTGTAGAAAATTTTACACAGCCTGTTTATGAGGAATGGCTGAACGAAGCATATTTGCTTGGAAGAGTGGAGCTTAAAAACTATGGAACTGATTTTCTTATAGATAAAGCATGGTGCGGCTCTCAATGGAACGGACCGTCTCAAGGGCAAATAGATCCGTTAAAAGAGGCTAATGCGGCAGTTATAAGAATAAATAATGGATTATCGACTAGGACGAGAGAAACCGCAGAATTAAACGGAGGGGATTTTGAGCAAAATGTAAGAGTTTTGGCAAAAGAAAATAAATTATTAACAGAGAAAGGAGTGGTAATAAATGCCCAAACAACTCAAATTTTGGAACGTGATGAAGAATGATGAGGAAAAATCAGCAGAACTGATACTTTATGGAAGCATTGGAAGTGATGAATATTGGGATGATATATCTGACAAGGCATTTAAGCAGGACATTGAAAATCTTGGTGACGTGGAAAACATAACTTTGCATATAAATAGTCCAGGTGGGAGTGTATTTAGTGCTGTAGCAATAGCGAATACTCTTAAAAATCATAAGGCTAAAATAACAGCAAATATAGATGGATTGGCAGCAAGTGCGGCAACTATCATAACGAGCGCCTGTGATACTGTAAAAATGCCTAAAAATGCTTTGTTTATGATTCATAATCCGATTACTTTTGCTTACGGAAATAATCAAGATATGCAAAAAACGCTTGAAATGCTAAATAAAGTTAAAAATAGCATTATCGAGACATATCTAAATAAAGCAAAGACTGATAAGGAAACATTGTCGGAATTAATGAATAACGAAACTTGGATGAATGCAGAAGAAGCTAAGGAATATGGATTTATTGATGAAATATTAGATGAAAATGTGGAAAAAGAAGTTATTGAGAATAAATTGATTATAAACAATATGGCTTTTGACATTTCAAGATTTAAAAATTTTAAAGAAAAGAAAAATCGAGAGCCAAGAGTGATAAATATTTCTGTAAATAGTACAGGAAGTCCTGAAGAAATAGCTGATAAATTTAGAGATATATTAAATTCGACAGAAAATCAGAAAAATGAAGGAGGAAATATGACGTTAGAAGAGTTAAAAAACAAATTTCCAGAACTTTACAATCAAATCTTTAATGAAGGTGAGGAAGCTGGAGTAACTAAAGAAAGGGAAAGAATGAGAGAAATTGATAACCTGGATGTATCAAATTATTCTGAACTTGTTGAAAATGCTAAATATAATGAGCCAGTAGAGGCTAGTGTGTTAGCAGTAAATATTTTGAATAAACAGAAGGAAGAAAGAATTCAAAAATTACAAAATATTAAGAATGATAGTCAAAATAACTTTACACCGCCAGTTCCAAATAATGGTACAGCGGAAAAGAATGAAGAGAAAAAATTTATGGGAGTAAATATTTCAAACATTTTTTCTTTAATGAATAAAAAAACAGAGGAGGGCAAATAATGGATTTTGTAACAAAAGGCAATGAATATGCCAGCGAACAGTTTTTAAGCGGTACAGGGCATAAATATATGGAATTTGAAGTGCCACAAGGTAAGAATGTAAAAAGAGGAGACGCTGTAAATGCAGGTGCTGAACTTTCAGATGGGACGGATTTATTTGGAATAGTTATGGAGGATGCAGATGGAACAACTGTAAAAACTAAAACAACTGTAGCTATTTCAGGAGAATTTATATTTGAAGGGCTGAAAGTGAAAGCGGGAACACAGAAAGCAGGCTTTACAAAGGCAGCTAGAGACAAAGGGATTGTGATAAAAGGATTAGGAGGTAAGGAATAATGCCAGCAGTAATAGAATTTATCGGGTTGTATGACCAGAATGTGATTAGACCAAAATCATTTATAAAGGACAGTTATTTTAAAAATAGGAAAACATCAGAAAATCAAAAAATGGAAATAGAATTTAGAAAAGGAAGACAGCTTGTCGCACCTTTTGTATCTGAATTTATTCCAGGAACAGAAATGGTAAAGAACACTTACGAAAGTAAATTTTTTCAAGCTCCAAAAGTAGCACCAAAAAGAACTTTTTCAGCTTTTGAGTTATTTTTCAATAAAACGGCAGGGGAAACTATATATGGTGGGAAAAGTCCTGAAGAACGAAAAGCGGACTTGCTTGCTGAATCGTTTGCGGAATTTGAGGAACAGATTACAAGAAGAGAAGAAATTATGTGTACTGAAGCATTGTTTAATGGAAAAGTAATTGTGGAAGGTGAAGGAATAAAAGGAGAAATAAAATTTGGAACAGTTGAAGAAATTACCCCTGCTACTTTATGGACACAGCCTAATGCTGATATAATTGGAGATTTACAGGCGGCTATAACAAAAATTGGGGAAACTACAGGATTAAGACCTGAAATGATTTTAATGGATCCTGTGGCTGCAAAATTATTTGTAGAAAATGAAAAAATTCAGAAATTACTGGATATTAGAAATTATCACGCAGGAGAAATCAATCCTAGAGAAATTGCAGGTGGTGCAATCTATATAGGAACTTTAGCACCATTTGGACTTCCAATTTATTCTTACCAGTCACAACATTCTGTGTTAAATGCTGATGGTAAAACTTATACAACAAAAAATATTATTCCAGAGGGTAAAGTATTATTAGCACCAAGCAACAATACGATTATTTACGGTCCTGCGGCAGATGTAAAACAAGGAATTATTGTGGCAGAGCGTTCAGTATTTACTGATGAAGATTCAAAATCTAACACTGTAGAAATCAGAACTGAATCAAGACCACTTCCTGTGGTTTATGATATTGAAGCTATAAAAATACTGAAAGTTAAATAGGAGGTTGTAATGAAATATAGAGCGTTGAAACCTCTAATTTATAGCGGAATTAGTTATGAAACAGGGGCAGAAGTGAATATTTTGGAAAAATCAGTTGTAAAAAGTTGTCTTGAAAGAGAATTGATTGAAGAAATAAAGGATACTGCTGAAAAAGTAGTATCTAAAACTTCATTTGACGAAGATAATGAAGATACAGAAAAAGATGATAAAGGAGATAAAAAAAATAAAAATAAATAGGTGATAATCTATGAATTTTAAAGAAATGGTTGCCAATGATATTGGAAATGTATTTTTGAATATTGATGAATTTGGTACAACGCATACTTTTAATGGACGTGAAATTAAATGTGTGATTGATGAGGAAAAATTTCAGAATAAGCAGAAAAATGGGCTTATTACACAGGAAGAGGGAACTTTTCAGGAAGGATTTACAGTCTTTGTTGGAGAAAAGGACTTGAGAATTAAGCCGCATCCAGGAGAAATGATGACATTGGATGGAGAAACTTATGAAGTTATGCTAAGTAAATTTGATATGGGGATACACGAGATAGATTTGGCGAAATATGAGGAGGTCTAAATGTTTGATATAAAATTTGACCCTGGACAATTAGAACAGATTCAGGAAACTTTAAAAGAAGCTCCAAAAAAATTACCTAAAGCAGTGGCTTTTGCAATTAATAGAAGTTTAGAAATGACAAGAACTGAACAGGTAAGACAAGCTATGGCGAAGTACACTATAAAAAGAGGTGATTTGTTAGCAGATTTAAAGATAATAAAAGCAAATAGTAACACTTTATACGGAAGAATAGAAAGCAAAGGAAGTGTTATAGGATTAGATCATTTTAAATTAGATCCCAAAATTAGAAATAATAAAAGGGTAAAAGCAGGAGTAAAAAATCAAAGAATGAAACATATTCCTAATGCTTTTATAGCTTATCATGATGGTAGATTGGGAGCATTTGTCAGAACGAGTGAAGCAAGTTTGCCAATCAAACGTTTAAAAGGACCATCTGCTCCACAAATGCTTGGGGAAGTAACAATATTAGAATATTTACAGGGATTTATGGAAGAGAAGTTTAATATGAGAATAGATCATGAACTTGGAAGGATATTGGGATAATGATTCATACAGAAAAGAAAATTTATGAATTTATTAAAAAAATAATGAAAGAAAAAGGGTTTAATGTTTATAGAGGTTTTTTACCTTCAAACAGTTTTGAAGACAGGGAGAATGGAAAAAAAACAAATGATTATTTTCCGTTTGTTATTTTAAGAATAGCAGAATTTAGACAAAATAGGGATGGAGTCGGTTATTATAATGCTTTTTCTGATTTTGAAATTTGGGTTGGAACAAAAGAGGAAAAGCAAGAGGATTATTCAAACAATTTAGAAACAGCCAGATATATAGCTGGAAAACTGCTTGAAGAAACAACAAAAGTTAGAAACGATACCGATAGTGCAGGTTTTGCGATAGATCAGAACAAGGAAATAAGAGTTCTGTTTCGGAGCGACCAAGCATATCCGTATTTTTTCTCAAGAGTGACATTTACAGCTTATGCAGAGCCTATCGTGTCAGAATATACAAATTTATAGGAGGAAAAATGGAAATAGAAACAAGATATGTCTATATAGGTAGAAATATTGATTTGCCTGATGTGAGGCTTAACAAGAGCGGGATATATTTTGGAGAAAAAATTGAAGAAATAAGAAAAAAATATCCTTTGCTTGAAAAATTGCTTATTAAAGCAGATGATTTACCTTTTGCAGAAAAGAATGAAATCTTGCTTGAGCAACTAACAGATGAACTTTTAGAAAGTGTGAAAGGAGAAAATGATGGCGTATAAACATGGAACATATCAGACAGAGGCGGCAAGTGATATAAATTTGCCTGTTACGCTCGATTATGGGCATTTTATTGTAGGAATGGCACCAATTCATAAAGTTAAAAAAGAAAAAAGAAAAACTAATGAAGTTGTGAGAATTGGAACGTTAAGAGAAGCTATTGAATACTTTGGAGATACTTATGATTTAGACTTCAGTATTTCTCAGGCAGTAAAAGTATTTTTTGAGCTTTATGCAGTAGCGCCTTTATTCGTTGTAAATATCTTAGATTTGGATAAACACAAGTCTGATAACAAAAAAACAGTACAAGGACTGGAAATGAAAAGCGGGAAAGTGCTTGTGAAAAATCACAAAATTATAACAGACACCCTTGTTATAAAAGATAATTCGACAAGTTCTGAAATATCGGATGCAAGATATTTATGGACAGACGAAGGACTGGAAATTTATGCAACTGCACCAAATAATAATAAAATTGATATTGAATATTATGAAGTGGATTTGACAAAAGTGAGAAAAGAAGAAGCGATTGGTGGATATAACATTAATACAATGCAAAGAACAGGGCTTGACTTGGTTGATGAAGTGTATTTGAAATTTTCGGAACTTCCAGCGTTTCTTGATGTTCCAGATTTTTCAAACGACAGTGCAGTAGCTGCAGTAATGGCGACAAAGGCTAAAAATATAAATTCAGGAATGTTTGAGGCGGTAGCCTTAATAAATGCACCTGCGGACAAAAGATATGATGAAATCGTATCTTGGAAAGATAGCAAAAATATAGTAGGAGAAGACCAGATAATTTTATATGGCTATCCAAAACTTTCAGGAAACGTGTATTTTCATTCTATCCACTATGCAGCATTATCATTAAAAGTGGATTCGGAAAATGACAATGTTCCATCACAAACTCCGTCAAATTATGCTTATAAAATTGATGGTCTGGCGTACAAAAATTCAAGTGGAAATTTTGAAGAAATAATGCTGGATAAGGAACAGCAAGCGAACTTTTTGAATAAGAACGGAGCTGTAACAGCAATAAACTTCAAAGGATGGCGTTGCTGGGGAAGTGAAACAGCTAAGAATCCACTAGCGACAGATCCGAAAGACAAGTTTGCTTATACTCGTAGAATGTTTAAATATATAGGAAATGAGCTAGTAATCAGCTATTTCAACAGTGTAGACAAGAGATTTACACTTAAATTAGCCGAAACTATCACAAAATCTATGAACATAAGATTAAATGGACTTGTTGCAGCTAATCATTTTCTTGCTGCGGAAGCTGAATTATCGGCAGAAGATAACAATTTAGTAAATGTAACGAATGGAGATATTACTTGGATTATAAAACTTGGTGTAGCTCCAGGATTAAAATCTATGACATTTAAGAAAAAATATGATGTGGACGCTTTACAGGCGTTTGCAAACAATTTAGCAAGTTAGGAGGTTAAAAATGGGGAAAGCAAATATACCTGTGGCATTAAACGATGTCGAAGTATTTATCAATGGAGATAATAAACTTATCGGAATAGGTGAAGTGGAGTTGCCTAATTTGGAAACTTCAACAGTAACTATTAATCAAATTGGAATGGTTTCTGAATATGATGCAGCCTTAACAGGACATTATAAGAAAATAGAAGCAAAAATAAAAATGGAATGTATTGATGAAACTCTTTTGAATTTTAACAATCAGGGAGAGCTTATGGTGGAATGTAAAGGTGTAATCCAAAAAATGAACAGGATAACACATGCACCAACTTATATAGGAATAGATGCAACTTTCAAAGGAATGATAAAAAAATTTGATGGACCGAAATTAAAACCAGGAAACAAACTTGAGGCATCATTTGATATGTCATTGAGTTATTATAAATTAAAGATAGATGGAAAAGAAGTGGCATTTATTGATGTATTTAACAGAATTAGTAATGTAAATGGAGAAACTAATAGCAGAATTAGAAGGCTGTTAGGATTAATGTAAAATTTAGGAGGATAAGAAATGGCAGAAGTGATTAGATTAAAAAGAGAGTATAAATTTGGAGCAAAAAACGTTAAGGAAATAGTGCTGGACTTGGAAGAATTGGCAGGACAAGATTTAGTATTTGCGGAAAAAGAATATAAGGCAAGAAATAAAGGGGCGGCAGTGAAAGAACTGGAAGATGGCTGGGCTTTAACAGTTGCATCAAAAGCTTGCGGAATCAAATACGGTGATTTGCTTAAACTTAAAGGAACTGACTACATAAAAGTTCTGAATAAAACTAAGGGTTTTTTGAACACAGGCTTGGGTTCGACAGACGATATGGAGAATTTCGTGATAGAGGAAACGGAAGCACAAGGAGAAGAAACAGCGAAAGAAGACCAGAAATAATACAGCTTCTTGATACAGTAACTGATATTCTTGAAGCGCTCAACTTTTCAAACGAATATAAAAGCAGTTTAAATATGAGCTATGAGACGCTTATGTCTTGTAGCCTGTATGAACTGGAATATTGGCAGACAAGAGCGGAGGAACTGATGCAGGAAGCAGAAATAAGATACGAAGAAAATAATGAATAAAAACAACTGGAAAGGAGGAATTTTATGGCTAAAAATATGGAGCTTAACATAGTCATGAGTGCGGCAGTTGCAAGTGCGTTAACTGGAATGGCACAGGTTGCGAATGCCACAAAGAATATGGCAAAAGGTATGGAAGGACTGACTAAAAAGGCTAAGGAGCTTGAAAAGGCTCAAAAAGCACTTGAAAAGGTCGAAAAATTAAAAAGTGCATACGTAAATGTAAGCAAGGAGTATCTTAATGCTGCAAGAAAACTTCGTGAACTTAAAGAAGCATACGACAAGACAGGGCAAAGCAATACTGAACTTGCTAAAAAAATAAAAGAGCAGGAAAAAGTTGTAAACAGTCTAAATAAGCAAAAAGAACGACAAAAGCATATGTTTGAAGCTGCAAGAAGTGCAATCGAAGGCGAGGACAAGAGTTTAGGAAGTTACAAATCCCAGCTTGCACAAGTGAACAGTGAACTTGAAAAAATGAATAAACTTAAAGCCGCTCAAGGCAGATATGAAGCTAGACAAGAAAATATCGGAAAACTTAAAGAGTTTGGAGACAGACAGCTGACACAAGGTATTGGAATGGCGGGAGCTTTAGCTGTTCCTGTTAAATTGGCAGTTGATTTGGAAAATGCTCAAACAGACTTAAAAAAAGTCGCTAATTTCAGTTCAAAAGAAATGGAAGCAGGATTTTATAAAGCTATGAGAAATTTTAGTGAAAATAGTCCATTATCTCAAAAAGAATTATTTGAAATTGCAGGAGCAGGAGCTCAAGCGGGTATAAATACTGGGGAATTGGAACGGTATACAAAAGACGCGGCTAAAATCAAAGTAGCTTTTGATATGAATACTGAAGCGGCAGGAAATTTCTTGGCAAAAACTAGAGCACAATTAGGTTTAGACCAAAATGGAGTAATGGAATATGCAGACGTAATTAACTACTTAGCAAATACTGTAGCAGTTACAGCCCCTGAAATAGCTGATATTTCAAGCAGAGTAGCTGGGCTTGGAGGTATGGCTGGGATTTCTAAAGAAGGAGTCGCGGCATTAGGAGCAAGTTTGGTATCATTTGGAGTTCCATCAGAAGTTGCGGCAACTGGATTGAAAAATATATCATTAGGATTGATGGCTGGAACATCGGCAACTAAAAAACAAGCAGCAGCTTTTAAATCATTAGGATTAGATGCAGAAGATGTAGCTAAACGAATGACAAAAGATGGGGAAGGAACATTAATTGACGTTTTTCAGAGAATTAAAAAACTTCCGCAAGATGTTCAGGCGGCAACGCTTAAAGATTTGTTTGGTAAAGAATCTATTCAATCTGCATCTGAATTGGCGAAACATATTGAAGAAGTTGGAACGAATATAAAAAATGCCAGCGATAAAGCAAAGACGGCAGGAAGTGTTAACGTAGAATATGCTGAAAAAATGAAAGCGATGTCAACATCATTTGCTGAATTAAAAAATAGAATTGTAAATATGGGGATAGATTTAGGAGTGGCTTTGGGACCAAGCTTAGTAAAAGTTGCTGATTCTTTTGGTCCATTAATCTCCAAATTTTCTCAATTTATTCAAAAGCATCCGCAGTTGACAAGTAGTATTTTGAAAAGTGTTGCAGCATTAGCCGCTTTTAAAATTGGAATTGGCGGATTATCCAAAGGGCTTGCACCTTTATTTAGCGGAATATCGAAAGGAATGTTAATCTTTGATAAATTTAAGATAGCTGGAAGTTTTACTGGCGGACTTAAAACAGCATTTCCAATTATTAATAAACTAGGACCAGCGATGGCAAAACTAGGACCAATGCTTACTAATCCTTATGTTGCGGCAGGAGCAGCGGCGGTAGCTGCATTTGCGTTAATGTATTCAAAATGGAACTGGTTCAGAAATGGAGTTAATAATGGAGTAAAACAGATAGCCCCACATTTTAAAGGAGTATTTGATTCTATAAAAAATGGATTTAGTCAATTATTTTCATCAGGATCGAAAGAATTAGGGAAAATGAAGCCTATGTTCGATTCCTTAAAGCCAGTCTTAACTGTGATAGGGACAATCATAAAGGTTGTAATTATAGCCGCATTGATAGCTATGAAAACACAAATACAAATTTTAGTTGTATTCTGGAAAGTTGCATTTACTGCAATAAGAGTAGTTGTAATGGTTGTATTTAACGTCATAAAAGCTATAGTTATAGGAGCAGTTGCAGTAATTAAAGGAATTGTAATGACGCTTGGTGCTGTTTTCAAGGTAGTTTGGATGGCGATTAAAGTTGTTGCTATTGTTGTTTGGGCTGCAATTTGTGCTGCTATTATAGCTGTAGTTGGAGTAATAAAAGCAATATTTAGACCTTTCGCACCATTTTTTAAAGCAATTTGGAATGCGATTAAAGCTGTGGCAATAGCTGTATGGAATGCTATTAAAAGTAAGGCGATGGCTTTATGGGGAGCTTTAAAATCAGGAATTGAGGATGTTAAATCTTCTTTTTCAACTAAGTGGAACGAAATGAAAACAAAGGCAACAGAAATTTGGAACGGAATAAAAAGTGCTTTTGATACTATGGCAGGAGGATTAAAAAAGGCTATTGATGGAGTAGTGGATTACTTTAAAAACAAGTGGGATCAAATTAAAAATTTTGCTGCAAACAATCCAATATCAGCAGGTATAGGAGGGCTTTTTGGACAGAAATGGACAGGAACAAATTATTTTGAAGGTGGACTTACAACAGTTGCAGAACGTGGAGCAGAATTAATCCAGATACCTGGAAAACCAGCTTTCTTAGCCGAAAGTGAAATGCTTTTAAATCTTCCGAAGGGTACGAGAATACTTAATAATTCTCAAACTAGAAGCACCTTGAGAGATAAAGTGGCTAATCTGAAAGACAGAGTGAATAATTTGAAAGGCGGTAATTCATATGCTGGAAACAATTACTCAATCACTATAAATGTAAATGGCGGTAATCCATCAGAAGTTGAAAGAATTGTAAGAAAAGTGATAGCAGGGGATATAAATAAAAGGGAAAGGACGGCATTCGGATAATGGCAAAAGTAAAAGTGTACAGAACAGTTTCAGGCGACACTTGGGACTTGATAGCTTTTAAAGTTTATGGAAGTGAAGGATATTTTCATGACCTTATAAGAAATAATTTAAGATTAATTGACATTGCTATTTTCGATGCCAATATTCCTATTATTATCCCTGAAATTTCTGAAGAAGTTGAAGATGATGAAAGTTTGCCGCCTTGGAAGAGAGGTGAATAGAAGTGGCTTTCGCTAGAAATATAAGAGTTGTAGTAATTTTTAACAAGGTTGATATTTCTGATGAGATAGCCCATTCTATTTCATCTCTGAATTACACTGACAATTCTAAAAATGCAATAGATGACTTGGAAATGGAACTTGAAAACTTGGATTATCGCTGGTTGAAAGAGTGGTATCCTGATGAAAATGCTCAATTGCTTGTCGGTATTCACGAAGAAATAGGAAATGAAACTAATTTTTTAGATTTGGGAACATTTTATGTGGATGAACCAACTTTTGAGAATAACAAACTTAATTTAAAATGCCTAGCCTTGCCGTTAGACCAGAATATTAGAGACCAAAAAAATAGTGTCGCTTGGGAAAAAATAACTTTGAAGGAGCTTGTTACACAGATTGCAAATAAACACGAGATGAATGCTGAAATATATGCGGATAATGAGTTTTTTGAAAGGCTTGATCAAAATCAAGAGACTGATTTGGCTTTTATTAACAGAGTTGTCAAGGAAACTGGACTGAATATGAAAGTGTCAGATGATAAGATAATTATTTTTGATGACGAGGAAATAGAAAAGAATGAAACTATTGAAATTTTTAATGTTAAAGATGAAAGAATCAGAAGTTTCAGTTTGAAAAAGAAAAATAAGGAAATTTACGATAAAGTAGAAGTTTCATATTATGATCCTGACAAGAAAAAGGTCATAAAAGAAATTATTACTAAAGAAGATCTTGAAAAACGTAATCAACTTACAACTGAAAGTTCGGATAACAAGTCATCAGGAAACAAAGAAAAAACATCAAAAAAAGGCAATAAGATTTCTAAAAATAAGAAATCTAGCAATAAAGGACAGAAAAATAAGAGTAAAAAAGCTAAATCAAAGAAAAAATAACAGGTGAAACAATATATGAAAAAAAAGGGAAATAATAATAAAACTGGCGGAAAAAAAGGAAAATCTTTAAAAGAATCAAAAGAAAATCTGAAAAATAAGGCGAATAACAAAAAGAGTAGGGGTAAAAAAGAAAAAACCTTAAAAGTCAAGACAAAAGGAAAAAGCACAGCTAAAAAAGTTGCAAAAAAGACATTGAAAGAAAATCTGAAACAGGAATACCAGATAACTTTAAATGTTGACGGAAGTGCAAAATATTTGGCTGGAATGATAATAGAGCTTGATGAGAGCTGGGGAAAATTTGAAGGCAAGTATGTCATAGACAAGGTAACACATGAAATTACTGGAGATTACACCTGCGAAATCAACGCAATGAAGCTCGGAGCAAGGGAAAATGCAGAACAAAATGCAATTGAACAGACAAAAGAGGAGCAAAGAAAAAAAGAAGCTGAAAAACAGGCTAAATCTAAAGGTAAGGGCAGAAAAGGCAAAAGTAATAAAAAAGGGACAAAAGGTAAAGTTAGAGATAAGAAAAATACTAAAAAATCTGGTAAAAAGAAATAAAATAATTCAGGACAATGTTAATATAAAATTATATACAATTATTTATGTAATGATTGGAAAGGAGCGGAATGGATTTAGAAAGTTTTATAAAAATCATTACATTAGTTTTAGAAATAATTTTAGAAGTTCTAAAATATTACAATAAAAAACAAAAAACTAAAAAAAGGAAGAAAAAATAAAATGAAAAATTTTGAAATGATATTAAATATTTTGGTACTAATTGTAATTGTTATTCATTGGGTACTAAGATACATAGAACATAAAAAGAAAGACAAATAAAAAAAGCCCTAGCTGTAAAAGGGCTTAATTGAAAGTCTTATTAATCATTACAATATAATTGTATCATATTTTATAAAAATGTCAAGAGAAATACGGACAATGACAACTGAATAATAACTGTGATTTGTAATATTTTACTTTACAATGTCAAAAAAAACTCTAAATTTTTGTTGCACTTTTGCTACTTTTAAGATATAATTTAATTGTCAAATGATAACTAGAGGAGGTAGCGATATGGAAAAAATAATAAATGTTGCTCAATATATTTTTAATGAATATAAAAG